CGCCTAGATCGCCAGACTTGCGGAAAGCGGTGTCTTGTTCTACAAGATCTACTCGCTTGCCAAACTCATTGAAAGAACCCTTAACATTGTTTACTTCAGCAGATACGGATTTAACCTCACCTGATACATTGTCAAGAGACTTACTTAATGCAACTACCTGCTCATGAAGAGACTTAACGGTTGTTGCTAAATCGCCAAAGGCATTTGTAAGAGAGTTTTTGATTTCTGCAACTGCCTCAACAATTGTTTCATCAGACTTTGTTACAGCAGTTTCTACTGCAGCAACCTCTCCCTCTTCTGTTTTTACTTCAGAAGAATCTGCACTACCGTCTTCTGATTTAGCAATAGCAAGTTCTTCAACTGCTGGTGCTTTCTCAACGACTGCTGGGGCTTCTGTTACTTCTGCAACAACTTCTGCTGGTGCTTCTGCAACGACCTCTGCTGGCTGTGCCTCTGGAGCGACCTGTACTTCTTCAACTGCAGTTTCAACTACTGCTTCTGTTGCTTCAGTCATAGGACTAACCTCCTTTGTAATCTTAATTGTACTAATGCCTTTAGCACTATCAACTAAGAACTTTATCATTTCTGTATTATTTTTATCTCCCTTTTCAATGAAACCAATATTTTGCATTGGATTTCCTGATGTAGGGCTTGTCTCACTTTCAGATTCTGAAACCATTACAATTCCAGTTTCTTTGTCCCAAAAAACATTTTCTATCTCTGCCTTTGAAAGATATCCACCAACTACATTTTGACCATTTACTTTTTCAATGGATACAATGTTTGCAAATTGGTTTGCTGGATTATCAACCAAGGACAACTCGTATAGATCGTATTCTTTAATAATTCTAATGCTTTTCTTTAAATCATCGTTATATGCATCATCCCAATTTTTAATGTTACCGCCAATTGAAAAACCTTTATAGGTTCCATCTAATACTTTTTCCCATGCATCTTGTGCACCTTTTGAAACATAAGCAGATACATAAACTCCGCTATAAAATTTCTTTACTGATGGATCAAAATAGCGATCTTCTTTAAATGATACTATCTTTCCTACTGCGGATGGTTGATGCATCTCTCTCAAATTACCCCTGAAATTTTTAAATGCTTCAATGCTAGACTCAGTTGTTACGATATCGCCTTGACGATCAACGTTATCAAGAGTTGCAAATCCTGAAACTATACGGCGCTCTACATCGATTTTGCCAATAGGCATTGATAGACGAACATTGTCGCCATTAGTTTCCCAATGTGCTTTATTTATTAACATATCGTTATCCATTATACCAAACATTTTAACAGATATCTCAGTTATTGAGACGATCTGCCCTCACCTTGTGGATTACGACCAGCAATGGTTGTTGGAGAGTCAGAGTTGTTGTTTGTTCGTTCTGCATCTCTTTGACGATTCCCTGCCAAATTTGCTCTAGCGTCAGTTGCTTGTCTTGGAGACATTGTAAATGGTTCATCACCATCTGGTCTTTGTGGCAAGTCCAACTTTTCACGAGCCTCGTTTGGAGTCATAACCTGTGTCTTTACATATCTCTCAATAATTTGAGATTGTGCAATTTCATCAGTTAAGGTTAACTCATTAAACTTAAGTTCAAGAATGTCTGTTTTTTCTCTAATAATTTTGTTAACAACCTTTTCAAGGTGCTTTTGCGCTGGACGAGATACCTGTTCTTTAAAGGTACGATCCTGTGAAAGGGCAGCAGCAATACCTGAATCAGCACCACCAAGTTTAGAAATGGGTACCTGATGAGCAATAAGGATATCGTCTCTATTTTGTTTACGATACTCTTTAAATGAGCCATCCTGGATACCGTTTTCAATTGGCTCCATCTTAAACTCAACTTTATTATTCTCTGTATCGCCAGGAAGTGGGATATAAAGAGTTCTGTGAGACTGAGATTTAAGCCCAGTTTGTAAGAATCTAAACATCTTGTCTTCTCCGTCAGAAGATAACTTTGCACCTTTAAGCGTTACGATATACCTTGGAACAGCCTTGTTTTCAAAGTAATCAATATTATATTGTGAAGCAAGTTGATCACCAATTAGCGAAGGCATTGCTGCTACGATATCTGGAATACCATAAAATGTATTTAATGGAGAGTATTCTTTATAATGAATAATCTCATTTGGGCGTGGATCAGCAGTCATTGGGTTTTTATTCTTTGCCCCAAAGTTTCTAAAGTAAACTACTGAGTTTCCAATAATCTGGACAAATCCATCGTGCAGACGACGTACACGAACTGTTGTTGCTGGGATATGACCAAGATAGCCAATCTCTCCAGTAACAGTTCTACCTACTTCAAGAAAACCATTTCCTGTAGCCTGTACATCTGTATAAAACTTTTCCATTGTTTTAGTAAATGAATCATCATCGTTAAGGTTTTCTATCCAGTCTTTAAGTTCTAACTTCATTCTTTCAATACGATTACGAGCACGATCTACCGCTGCTTGATCTTCGTTCATTTCAAACCTTAGCATCGTTCTGTCTGCAATATCAAAACGGTATCCAAGACCAACCACGTTTTCTACTTTAGCATCAATAGCAGCATGATTAGCAAATGATGTGTCATAGAAGTTTGCTAATTCATACATGTTATATGGAGGAGTGATTACATCAAATAGTCCGTAACCATTTCTATATACCGTGCCAGGATTAATTGCTTTTGATCCAGCGTCTACTCCTGATGGAGTTGCATTAGCAGAATCAAGATATTCGTTTGTTGCAAAAGTCATTGCTTTTGTTACATTACGTGCAGTTTTTCTACGAAAGTTTTGATCTAATCCAGAAAAATCTTTAAGTTGATCCCAAGATTTGTTAAATGGATCTTGTGAACTAAAAGGATTGTCGTCTCGTTCTTGGGTATTTAACCCAACTCTTACATATTCATCACTCATCATTACCATACTTATCATAGGTTTGTCGTGCTGCTACCCAAGCACCATGATCATTCATGGAAGGAATTAAACCATTCTTCATTCTATCTAACTGTTCAGAATGTTCTTCCTCGCTAATTCTTGTAAGTCCAGGCACAAACACTGCCTTACCTTCGCCATCATCTCCGTAATGCATTGCTGCTTTTCTTAATTCTGCAATCTTAGAGATGTCTCCACGTTCTGATGGAATATTTAATATGCTACCGTCGCCGTCAGTAAACCAGGCTCCACTAGACTTTTTGTATACGTATAGTCCCCAGTTATAGTCTTTTTCTATTACTTTGCGTCGGACATTGCCAACTTTTTTAAGAATTTCATTATCCATAACCATAAGTATAGCAGATTATACTGGAATTTGAACCGTTGTCTGCCAAACTGTATCTTGATAAATCTTTAATCTTTCAGCATCAAAAATCATACCCTCTTCATCATCAATGATAATCTTATTAGTTCCAAGGTATGTTTTGTATACATCTGCAGGACTTACTCCGTATAGATCTGATGAAGAAATAACAAGAACGCCTTCCCACGTAAAACTATTTAACCAATACTGCCAATCAAAGTTGGTTACTCCGTCTGTTTTAATCTGTAGCCAAGGTCTAAATAATGTGCTTTGAACCTGCTGTAGGTTATTAGCCTGGTAGTAGGCAATATTATTAAATATCATTGGACCAGTTAGGTTAATTGCACCTAGGAATGAGTCAAAGTTTAAGGCTGTAGAAAATGCGATTCCAAGCACTCCCCACTCCTTCTTAGTAATAACTGGTTCTCTTACAATACTTCCGTTCCAGAAATATGACAAACCATTAAACTCTTGACCAGTTAACTGACTACGAGCAAAGATTCTTGCCCTAGATCCTTTTTCACTATCTGCAACCATATAAAATTTAATTGTATCCGCTCTGTACCTAATCTCAAAAATCTCTGTTGGCGTTCCTGGGAAAAAGTCTTCGTCGTATCTCATCCAGATCTGAGCAGCACTTATTCTATAGTTGTCTGAGTTGGTCTGATTAATTGGAATAGCAATTCCTCTATTTACATCTGTGTCAAATTCACCACGAATTTCTATTCCGCTCTTTCTATTTAAATATAGATATGGAGTGCTTCCTTTATAAATGCTAAACGGATTCTTTGCTTTATAGTCATAATAGATCCCAGCACGGGTGTATGGGAACATATTAACACCAAACCTAGTGCCTACTGGATTAAATGAGTTATCGCTTAATGCTTGAGATGCTAATTCTAATCTTCTTAAAGCAATAGGCTTTGTTAGAATATTCCTAATGTTAAACTCAAGGTGATAAACAATTGCAAGTTCATTAAAGTCTATGGTCTTAGTTGGATAAATAAGTGTATTGTCAACTACCTCAAATTTAGTGCTAGCCCAGGAGGTATAGTCTGCCATGTCAATAATTCTTCTTGATGTTGGGGCAACGGTTGTGGTAAAACTGCTTTGTGGTAAATTGGCTCCTTCATCAACATATTGGAAGGTTAGATAACTTCTAACAGATGCGTCTTGCGTGTTGTACTCATAATATTTGACAGATTTTTGTTTCATGTCTTCATAGTTATTCCAACCACTAAACAAGAAGTTGTCTAACTGATAATAAGTCTTTTGGCTAGGGTTGGCATATTCATCTTTTAATTGTCCATAAGTCCAACTCTCTAGAACAACTTCATTTTCAACTGATTCAGAAGGAGCAGGGTATCCTATGTTAAACTGTAAAAAATCTAAGTCGTAGAACTGATTGCCTACATCATTTGCCACAAATTGAGCAAAGTAAGATAATGGTAAATAGTCTTGCCAGTATCCAGAAACGCCTATGTCTAGGAAAAACTTATCGTATGCCTCTGTTGGTAATAAGGTATAACTTGCTGTGTGTTCAATTAATGCTATGGCAGTTGTTTCTTCTGTTACCCCGCTTTCTGCAAGATCATCAAATAACACAATGCCTTGTTCATCAAAATAGTCTTGAATGTCAACCGTGTTAGATGCAGTGGCAAGACCAACAGTATAGATTTTTCCAGTAAACGTATTTTCTGCTTCTTCATCTCCACCAACATATAATTTTAATCCATTCTGGTTTCCAAAGAATGAAGATACATTTTGACCAAAAGAGTTTGAAACTGTTTGAACATTTAATCCAACTGCAAAAAATTGATTTGACTCAAGAGATGGAGTTGTATATATTTCTTGATCTGCCCCATTGTAGTTTAAAACATATTTAACTATATCTTCTTCTTGCTTAACAATAAAGTAGTCTCCAGTTAAAGAATTATAAATCTTTAAAAGTGTTTGAGCCTGTACTGGTCCAGATTGTGGTTCAATATCACTTGTGCTAAAAACAGCATAGACAGATCTAACCTGATCATTTAAAACGTTAAATCTTGGAAAGTTAATATAGCACTGCTCTGAATCCCATGTTCCATTAGGTCTAAAAGAAATAAACTTATATGATGGAGGCTGTGATTCGTTATAGCCAGTCTGAATAACTTGGCAGTCATCGTATAAATTCTGTATTGTTTTTGTGTCTAAAAATATTTCTGGTAGTTGATATGCTGGAGTGGTAATTGCAGTGTTTGTTGTTACCAGGTTATCAAAAGATCCTTGTTGCCATTCTGCAAAATCTGGATAGTTATAGTTTGCTGTGTAATCTGCAAAAGGGTAGTCAATAAATGCTGATGTTCCTCCGTATGCAGCGTTAATTCCTTCTGGAGAAAGAACTCCTTGACCATAGACCCATCTACGTTTAGCAACTGTTGTTGGAACTTGATATGGATAAATAGCCACACAATCAATCTCAACTGGAGTTACATCTGTGTATGCATAAAACCCTAGCCAGTCTTGTGATTCTGAGTCTACTTCTGGCAATGGTAAATCTAGTGTTGCGGTGTCAATTGCCATAGAGATTACTTCTTCTCCATTAATAAATACCGTTGCAGAATTACGAATTAAACGAATGTGAATAAGCATTGGTCTATACCATTCACCAACAAAGTGAGAAGAAAATGTATTGCCAATTACTAAAGTTAAAAATCCACCTTCAACATAGAGACCGTCTGTTCCTATAATAGGACCAAAAATTCTTTTAGGTGCTATAGCGTCTGAGTTAATTCTTGCCCAAAACTCTACAGTATATTCTTTATATCTACCGATCTCATTTAAAAAACCTTTTCCAGGAATAATCAAAGATGGCTCTCCTGATGTATTTGGTAAAAGTTTTGTTACTCCTGAAGCACCAAAGACTAATGGAACGCTAGAGTTTTTTGCAACTAAGGCATTATCATTAACAAGATAATAACCTTCTTCTGTTGATATTCCGTATGCTGCTGCTGGAATTACTTGGCTAGTTGTATCTAATGCAATATCAAGTGGAAAAGACTCAGGAGTAGCGCCAAGAGAAACGGTATTGAATTCTTCTGACCACTGACCAACAGTAACGCCATTAATATAAAATCTATAATCAAGTGGAGAGGCTCCACCAGTAGTAGTTGTTATTTTTATAACAGCACGAAGGTTTGTGTTCTCATTTGGAATTTCAAAGGTTTCAGAAATAAAAGCCCAACTCTCAAAAATAGTGGTTGGGAAAACCTTAAGTTTTTGAACTACAGCAGATGTTGTGGTGTCTGTATATTCGTATCCAATAGATACAGATTGCAGGTATGGACTTGCAGAATAAAAATATGTTCCTACTGCAAAGGTTCCAAGATCTGAGTTTAGATTAGTAAAGTTAGTTAGGTTTGGGCTTATACATATAAGATCGTCTGTTGCTCCAACTGGAATACTACCTGCTAGCCTTGTTGTTTCACTATCTGGAAATGGTTCATCTCCAACAACATTGCTTGTTGCTGTACAACCAGTTTTAGTCCAGTCATTTGTTATATCCCGCTGAGATTCAGAAATAAGACTAATATAATCAGCATCATCGTCTAGCGCCCAAAGAACTAGTGGGTGCTCTGCATAAATTTTTTCTGCATACAAATTGGACGGGTTGGACATATTTCTCCTATCCCCTTATTATAGCAGGGTGAAGTTAATTTTTAGGAACCCACAACTTTTCATTGCCCTTGTTGTGATATCTTGCCATTACGAACAATAAGTCTGAAAGCCTGTTTAGATACTTTGCAATATTTGGATTGATACCCTCTATTTTCCAAACCTGACGCTCTGCCCTTCTAACAACAGTTCTTGCATTGTGGATAGCACCAGTTGGTAGGACAAAAGAATGAAGTGGCTCTAGGTGTTCGTTATAGTCGTCAATGATATTTTCTAAATGAGTAATTCTTGCTTCTGATATTGTGATTGTTGGAGCACCAGAAAGTTCTGCACCTAGGTCAAATAGATCGTTTTGTATTCTATCTATAATGTCATTATGAAAATCAGTTGCCATACCTATAGCAGAGTTTGCTTCGTCTACCGCTCCTATTGC